GTGACATAGTTCGTGGATTGCATGTATACGGAGCTAACGTCTTAAGAGACGAAGCTTTAGTTTCTGCATTCTATGGTATTGACTAATACTAAATTTGGGGAGGTCTTCGGACCTCTCCTTTTTATAATAAGGAGTAAAAAAATGTACGGAAAAGAAAAAAAGAAAAAAATGATGGATGGCGGAATGGCTAAAAAGAAAATGATGTATGGCGGTAGAGCTAATTACAACACAGGCGGTTCAGCAAAATCAACTCAGCCAGAATATAAAAGTGGCGAAATGCATAAATGTATGCCTAATTAATCATGAAAGGCGTAAAACATTATAAAAGAGATGGAACAGAATATAAAGGCAATACTCATAAAATGCCTAATGGAGATTTACATACAAATAAATCTCACACTAAAACAAGTGTAAAACTTTTTCATTTTAAAGATTTAAGTAAAAAAGCTAAATTAAAAGCTAAAGGTAAAGGTAAAAAGTAGTGGCAACAACTTATTTAGATTTAACTAACGAAATATTAAGAGAACTAAACGAAGTTCCTTTAACATCTACAAACTTCGCAAGTGCTGTAGGCTTACAACAATTTGTTAAAGATTCTATAAATAAATCTATATTTGATATTGCAAACGAAGAACCACAACTACCATTCTTTTCAGCAGGACTAAGTGGAGCAACAGACCCTTTCTATGGAAATACAACTGTAGCTTCAGTAGCTGGACAAAGATGGTATACTTTAAAAGATGGCAGTTCTAGTTTAACTACAGACTTTGCATCTATTGATTGGGATGACTTTTACATTACGACAATAAATGTATCAGGTGAAACAGCTCCGTTTGTTTCTAATGGGTTGAAACATATTAACCTTGAAGAGTGGCGAAGATTTTTAAGAGATTCTGAAAATGCTGATGATGCAAATACTCAAGCTTATGGTGAACCTAAATATGTATTTAAATCCCCAGACAGTAGAAAGTTTGGGTTAAGTCCAATACCAGACAAAGTTTATAACATACATTTTTATGCTTTTAATAGACCAACAGCATTAAGTGCTTTTGGTGATGAAATAGTTTTTCCCGAACAATACAGTAATGTAATTACAGCTAGAGTTAGATACTATGTGTGGCAATTTAAAGAAAGTCCACAACAAGCTGCATTTGCCTTAGAAGATTACAAAAAATCATTAAAACACATGAAGTCAAGTTTAATTAATCCTACCCCTAGAGAAATGGTAGATGACAGACTTTATTACTAGGAGATATAAATGACAACTAAAATACCTGCAGAATTATCAAGCACCCCCGGAATAACTGACAGTAGTAATGCAACGGCTATTACTATTGATAGTAGTGAAAATATTACTATTGTAGGAAGTTTTACAATAGATACAGGAGCTAATGGAGTACCAACAATAAATTTATCACATTCAAATGCTAATGCAGATAACTTTAGAATACAGAGTGGTATTTCAGGAGTAGGTAATTCAGGAATGAGTATTCGTGATGTAGATGCTTCTGCTAATCGTTTAACAATAGATTCTTCTGGAAATGTAAGTGTCGTGGGAGGTAATTTAGTTATTGGTACTTCTGGAAAAGGTATAGATTTTAGTGCTACAGGACAGCCCGGAGGAGGTACAGTTACTGTAGAAAGTGAGGTACTTGATGATTATGAAGAAGGTACTTGGACTCCTACATTTGCAGGTGTTGCAACCACACAAACTTATGGAGCAACTTATATAAAAATTGGTAGGCAAGTTATAGCTGAGTGCTATCTAGCTGGTAATACACAAAACAACACTAATCAATTTCAATTAGGTGGTTTACCGTACACCGCATCTAATCAAAATAATTACGGTGGCGGGAGTATTGGATATGTTGGAGCAAGAGATTTATCAGATTTTGCAAACCCTATAATTGCTCCTAATACAAATTATGCATATTTTCATTACATAGATGGAAGTCAATCTGGTAGTAATGTAACTAATAATATTATTTGGGCTAGAGAAAACAACAACTTATTATTTTTAGCACAGTTTATATACAGGACAGCGAGTTAATTTTAAACAATAAAAAGGTAAAAATTATGGCAATAACAAAAGAAACAGTAGTAGATAAAATTGAAGTGCTAGAAATAGGTTCAATACAAGTTAGAACTGCTACTAAAATAGTAGAAGATAATAATGAACTTAATCGTTCTTTTCATAGACATGTCTTAGTACCAAGCGTTAAAAATGGTGACACTTGGGAAGACACTGACATATCTGGTGAAGATGCAAAGGTTCAAGCTATTTGTAATGCTGTCTGGACTGATGAAGTCAAAACAGCTTATCAAGAAATGATGGATGCTCAAAATACTTTAGGAGACTAGTATGGCACTAACAAAAATTTCAAGAGGTTTATTAAGCACAGGAGTTTCTGATAGCTCTGATGCAACGGCTATAACTATAACAAGTGATGAAGAAGTTGGAATAGGCACTACAAGCCCTGCTAAAAAATTAAATGCAGTAGATTCTGCGGCATTACAGGCTCAATTTAGTGGTTATTCTCATGCTTCAGCAGCAAATAATGCAAGAGCAGCATCAGGCTCAATTAGGTTAGGTAATGGTGCAGGAACAACAGGATTATTGCTTGATTACACAGACCAAGGACAAACTGTAGGATTAATTAAAAATGAATATATTGCAGATGCAGCTTCTGAATTAAGATTGCAGAGTCCATTTTTAAGTTTTTATACAGGCACAAGTGCTTCAGAAGCAATGCGAATTGATGCTTCTGGACATTTGTTAGTGGGTACTACTTCTGCTGTAGCAAATTCAAGATTAAGGGTTGTAAGTTCTGGTAGTAGTTCTTCTCAATATACTTGTGAAATGGGTTCTGCTGATGGTGCAACACAGCTTTTAATAAGAAGTGATGGTGCAATTAGTCTTGGTATGGATAGTGCTTCGCCTTATAACAATACAACAGGCACTGGTGCTAATGCAGTTTTATTAAGCAACGGATATTTAACACGTTCAACTTCTTCACTAAGATATAAAAAAGATATAGCTGATGCAACTTGGGGGTTAACCGAAGTAAAACAACTTAGACCAGTTACTTTTAAAAGTAATACTACTGGAGAGTTTGCTGATGATAAAACGTATGGTGGTTTGATTGCAGAAGAAGTACATGCTTTAGGTCTTACAGAATTTGTTGAGTACAATGATGATGACGAACCTGATGCTTTGCATTATGGCAATATGGTTTCTTTATTAACCAAAGCAATACAAGAACTATCAGCAAAAGTAGAGGAACTAGAAAGTAAAATAGATGGCTAGAAGTCAACCATATACCGTAGCATGTGCAGGAGGTCTAGTTACCTCATCAAATGCTATTGACTTACTTAAAACTCCCGGTGTAGCAACTGAGTTAAAAAACTTTGAAGTTTCTACCAAGGGTGGCTATAGACGTATTAATGGCTTTACAAAATTTGGTGCAGGTAGTGCAGTACAGCCTACTGGAGGTACAGCAACTATCTTAGGTGCGATACCTTATGCAGATGGTGTAATTGTTTGTGCAGGTACAAGTATTTATTTTAGTCAAACTGGTACAAGTTGGTTAGAAATAAATAGAGCTAGTGTAGCTGGTAGTGGTGATGACCACACAGCTTTTACAGGTCGTAGTGTAGCTGCTAGAACTGGACAAGGGCAATGTCAATTTGCTTTATTTGAAAGTGCTACTTCAGATTATGGTACATTAATTATTTCTGATGGAGCTAACGAACCTTTCTTTTTTAGAATGGAAGGTACAGGTGCTAATGTAAACACTAGAACTTTTTTTGCTGGTGAAATAACAGTAACAGGTACAAAATCTGTTGAGTATGTAACAGTACATGATAAACATTTAATAGCTGCTGGAGTTGAAGATAATTTAAATACTATATTTTATAGTTCAACTTTAGACCCATTATCTTTTTCAGGTTCTGGTTCTGGCTCGATTGCATTAGAAGACCAGATAAAAGGTATTAAAAGTTTCCGTAATGAATTATTTATATTTTGTGAAAACTCAATATTTAAACTACAAAATATAAACAATTCTAGTACAGTTGCTGTAATACCAGTTACTAAAAACGTAGGTTGTTTAAGTGGTCATAGTATTCAAGAGATTGCTGGTGACTTAATATTTTTAGCACCAGATGGTTTAAGAACTGTAGCTGGTACAGCAAGAATTGGAGATGTGGAGTTAGGAACTGTTAGTAGTAGGATACAAAATATTGTAAGTGACTTAGCTGAAACTATAAATCTTTATACAATAAGCAGTGTAGTACTTAGAGAAAAATCACAATATAGATTATTCTACACAAATACTGGAGCTGCTGATAGTACTCAAAGAGGTATTATTGGAACACTAAGACCTAACGGATTTGAATGGTCCGAGACTAGAGGTTTAGAAGTTACAGCTATAGGTTCTGGTTTTGATAGTACTGGTATTGAACAATATTATCATGGCGATACTAATGGTAATATTTACAAACATGATACTGGTGATGACTTTAATGGCACTGCTATCTTAGCAAGATATACTACACCAAATTATGATTATGGTGATTTAGGAACTTTAAAAACTTTACACTATCTTAGAGTTTCTATGGCAACAGAAGGAATTGTAGAACCTGATGTACAAATTAAATTTGATTATAATAGTTCAGATGTACAACAGCCTACAGATTTATTTGATTTAGGAATAGTAAATCCACCTTCATTATTTGGCGATGCAGTATTTAATACCAATAAATTTGCTGGACAAAATAATCCAATGATAAGAGTACCTTTGCAGGGCAGTGGTACAAGTAATAATTTTACAGTTATTAGTAACGATACTAAACCTAGCTACACAGTTAACGGACTTTATGTAGACTTTATACCTTCAGGCAGGAGATAATTATGGCACAAACATACACAAGACAAAGTACATTTGCAGATGGAGATACTATTACTGCTGCTTTGTTTAATGATGAATATAATCAGTTAGTAAATGCTTTCGCTTACTCTTCAAGTAGTGCAAGTTCTACTGGACACAGACACGATGGTACTGCTGGACAAGGTGGTAATATTCATACTATTGGTGATTTAGATTTTTTAAATAAAATAGTTGTAGACAGTACAAATAATAGATGGGGATTTTATGTAGAAGTTTCTTCTTCTGCAGTTGAACAGCTAAGATTACAAGACGGTGCTTTACTTCCAGTTACTGATAGTGATGTTGATTTAGGAACAAGTTCATTATATTTTAAAGATGCTTATATAGATTCAATTACAACTACAGGTAATGTTGCAGTAGGCGGTAATTTAACAGTCACAGGTACTACAACTTTTAATGGTGGTACAATTACCATGGGTGATGCTGCTACTGATAATGTAGTATTTGGTGCTGATGTAGACTCAAACATTATTCCAGATGATGATGACTCTTATGACTTAGGTAGTTCTTCACAAGAATGGCGAAACTTATTTATTGATGGTACTGCTGAAATTGATACTCTTGCTCTTAATGGTACTACAGTAACTTCAACTGCTGCTGAACTTAATATCCTTGATGGAGTTACAGCAACTGCAGCAGAAATAAATGCTCTTGATGGTATTACTTCAACAGTTGCAGAATTAAATATTTTAGACGGTGTAACTGCAACTGCAGCAGAAATAAACGCACTTGATGGTATTACTTCTACAGTTTCAGAATTAAATATTGTAGATGGTGATACCTCTGCTACATCTACTACACTTGCAGATGCTGATAGAGTAGTAGTAAATGACAACGGTACTATGGTACAAGTTGCATTAACAGACTTTGAAACTTATTTTGAGTCTGCTCTTGATACACTTTCTAATGTCACAACTGTTGGAGCACTAAACGCAGGTAGCATTACAAGTGGCTTTGGTGCAATAGATAACGGCTCGTCTGCTATTACTACAACAGGTACAGTTACTTATGGTTCTTTATCAGATGGTACAATAACTATTACAGCTTTTGTAGATGAAGATGACATGTCTTCAAACTCTGCAACGCTTGTACCAACTCAACAATCTGTTAAAGCTTATGTAGATACACAACTAACTGCAGAAGATTTAGATGTAACAACTGATAGCGGAACTATTGCGATTGACTTAGATAGTGAAACTTTAACTATTGGTGGTACATCAAATGAAATAGAAACGTCTGCTACAGGTAATGCTGTAACTATAGGTATTCCGGCTGCTGCTCAGATTACAACTTCATTAGGAATCGGTGGTGGTTCTACTAACGGAGTACAGATTTCTCAAGGTGCTATCTCTATTAAAAATGGTGGTACACAATCATACATAGATTTTTATTGTGAGTCTTCAAATGCTCACTACGCAAGATTACAAGCACCAGCTCATGGAAGTTTTAGTGGTAATCCTACTATAACTCTTCCTGCTACAGCAGGTACACTTGCATTAACTTCAAGTGATATTACAGGTAATGCAGCTACTGCTACAGCTTTAGCAACTGCTAGAACTATTCATGGTGTATCTTTTGACGGTACTGCAAATATAGATTTATCTGAAGTTGTACAAGATACAGTAGGAGCTATGTTTAGTTCTAATACTGAAACAGGTATTGCTGCTACTTATGAAGATGGCGATGGCACTATTGATTTAGTTATTGGTTCTGGAGTTATTACGAATGCAATGTTAGCAGGTTCTATAGCTAATGCTAAACTTGCCAACTCTTCAATTACTGTAAGTGATGGTTCTAATTCAACAGCTACTGCATTAGGCGGTACTATAACTTTTGCAGGAACTTCCAATGAAGTAGAAGTTGCAGAAAGTTCTGGTACAGTTACAGTTGGCTTACCAAGTAATGTAACTATTGGTAATAATTTAACAGTAACAGGAAACTTAACTGTATCTGGTACTACTACGCAAACTGGTCCAATCGTATCTGATGATAACTTTACAGGGCTTTTAAATAACAACTCAGCTAATTCAAGTGACTTTGGATTCTTTGGTAAATATGTAGAATCAAGTACAACTAAATATGCAGGTTTATATTATGATGCTTCTACAGATAATACTTTTAGATTATTTGCAGATACCCAAACAGAACCTGCTGCTACTGTAGATACAACTGCTACTGGCTATGCTGCTGCTGATTTAATTACTGCAGGAATAACAGCGACTACTGGTACATTCTCTGGAGACTTAAATGTTGATAGTGGTGTTTTATTTGCAGATGTAAGTACAAATAGAATTGGTATTAATGAAACAACCCCAACAGTTTCTGTAGACTTAGGTACAAACACTGATGCTATCTTAATACCAAAAGGTACAACAGCACAAAGACCAAGTGCAGAAGCAGGTCAATTTAGATATAACACAACTACTTCACAGTTTGAAGGTTATACAGATGAATGGGGTGCTATTGCTGGTAGCGGTAGTGGAGGAAGTTCTTCTGTATTTGCTAAAAGCACTTTTGCTGGAGATGGCTCTACAACAGCATTTACTCTTGCTAAAAGTATGTCTAGCGAAGATGGTTTGATTGTATTTATTGATGGTGTTTATCAAGCTGATAATGTTTATTCAGTATCTGGAACTACTTTAACATTTGCTACAGCTCCTGTTAATAGTAGAGTTATTGAAGTCTTTCAATTAGAAGGTGGTATTGTTGGAGTTGCTCCAGTAATTGCTACTATGACTGGTGATGGCTCTGATACTACTTTAGCTTTAGGTACAAGTCCTGATTCAGAAAATCAAACCTTTGTAACTATTGATGGTGTTGTACAACATAAAGATACTTATGCAGTTTCAGGTAGCACACTAACATTTAGTGCTGCTCCTCCTACTGGTACTAAAGTAGAAGCTATTACTTTTAACAATGTAAGTGTTGCAACTTTCCAAGATGCTGACAACGATACTAAGATTCAAGTAGAAGAAAGTACTGACGAAGATAAAATACGTTTTGATATAGCAGGTACTGAAGAAATGGTAATGGATGCTTCAGGTATTGTTATCAATGATGGTAGTAATGACAGAGACTTTAGAATTGAATCTAATGGCAATGCTAGTATGTTCTTTGTTGATGGTGGTAATGACCGAGTTGGTATTGGTACTTCAAGTCCTAACGCAGTATTAACAACTGACCCTGAATCAGGAAACTTTAGCTCTGCTTACAATAATTATGATGGTGTTGGTCTTTTTATTAGAGGAAACGGAACAGCAGGTAATGGTAATTATGGACCTGCTTTAGTTTTTGGAAGTTGTGATTCAGACACAGTAAATCAAGACAATAAACACTGTGCTATTTCAATAGTACAAACAGGCACTGACGCAAATGAAACTGGTTTAGCTTTTTGGACTCATTCTACTGGTACTAGCACCGATGCTCTTAGAGAAAGTATGCGTATTGATTCTTCTGGAAATGTTGGAATAAATACTACAAGTCCTGACAGATTATTTCATATAAAAAGGTCAGACTCAGGTGGTACAGTAGCAAAATTTGAAAATAGTGCAGGTTCAGTTTTTATAGAACTTAATACAAATAATCAAGTAGGTGGCGATGCGGGTTACATTGGCTATAACAGTACCAAAGATATGTTATTTCTTACAGATGATACAGAAGCGATGCGAATTGCTGCTGATGGCGATGTATTTATTGGTCAAACATCTCACATGTCTGGTGGTTCAAATGCAGATGATGCTGTTGTTGTAGTAAATGGTGGTGTTAATAGAGAAGGTGTGCCTTTTACAGATTTTGATGAAGCGTATGTATCTAATAATAGAGGTATATTTGAAGGCACAAGTGGATTCCAACCTTCCAATAATCCGGGAGGTTCAAATTGGTGGCATGTAATATCAAGAACAGTAGCTACAGGAGGGAGTTCTTACATAACTCAGGTAGCAACAAGTATTACAGGTAATATGCACACAAGGTACAGTTCTGATACTGGCAGCTCTTGGTCAAGTTGGCAGGCAGTATAATAATTAATTAACACACTCAAAGGAGAATAAAAATGGCAATTAACTACACATGGAATGTAAGCACTGTAGATGTTAAAGAAATAGACAGCAACGCTGATACTGTTTTTAATGTCCACTGGCGATTAAATGCAGAAGATGATGCTCATACTGTTAAAGATTTTTTAGGTAATGATGTACCTATTTCTACGTCAGTATATGGTACGCAATCACTAGACACTTCAGACTTATCAAGCTTTACAGCTTTTGCAGATTTAACTGTAAGTGATGTACAAGGTTGGGTTGAAGAAGCTATGGGTGCAGATAAGATTACAGAAATGAAAGCTGGTCTTGATGCAAATATAGCTGAGTTAGTTACACCAACAGTTCAAACTAAACAGGTGGGCTAATATGGAAATATCTTCATACCTGATATGGAATGCTTTTATAACATTAGTTCTAGCTCCAATACTCTATAACATTCGACAAAACTCTCAAGAAAATAAACGTGTTGATATTTTGTTAAATAAAACTAGAGAAGAAATAGCTAGAGACTATGTTACGAAAAATGAGTCCAGAGCAGTTATGAGAGACTTAGTAGATAGGTTAGATAAATTAGACGAAAAGCTTGACAAACTGTTTGAATTAAGGTAAAATAGTATATGAAGAAAAAGTACAAAAGAGCAGGTACTACTTCTGAACGTCAAGACTATCGTAAAGGTGGTCAAGTTTCTAAAGACGGTCAAAGAAAAAAGTTTTATCCCGGAGGAATAGGCGATGGTGATATAGGTCTGTCTAATTGGGAAGCAGGTTTTAGTCAAGCTGTAGCTGAAGATAAAGTACAAGAATATATAGCTAGTAATCCAATCGGTCCACCACCACCGCCACCACCACCGCCACCGCCACCACCGAAAGAGACAACAGGAGAAAATATGGCAATGACAGAACAACAAAAAGCAGCTAACAGAGCTAAATTAGAACAGGCTGCAGCAGGACAAGTTCCTGTTGCTGGTCAAATACCTGCTGTTCAACAAGTAGATGCTAATATTCAACAACAAGGAACTATAATGCCTACAGCTACTACTGTAGGACAAACTCAGGTCGCTGCAACTCCTACAGAACAAGTTACAACTATACAACCTCCACAAACCGTAGCTACTCCTACAGTTGCACCTGTAGCTACAGTACAACCTGCACAAATAACTGAAGCTCCTACTGTTACTGCTGCACAAACAACACTAGCTGATGAAGAACTTGCTAAAATTGCAGGAGTACAAAGAATACAGCCGATTGATGCTGCTGAAGTAAAAGTAAGAGAAGGAGCAGTTGCTGAAAGAGTAGTTGGTCAAATAAGTCCACAGTCGATTGCAACTGCAGCTCAAGCAAGTGGTACAACATTAGCAAGAGTTACTAGAGCTAAAAAACAATTAAGAACTGCTGGATTAGATGAAGCAACAATTACTGCATTAGGAGATAATCCTGAAGCACTAGAAGATAGATTAACTGATTTTACTGAAGCACAAAGAGGTGTTATTGAGGGTTTACCACAAGAAGCCTTAGTAAGTAATCAATTAGATACTTTATTAAAAGGTATTGAAAATGGTCAAATACCTACATGGGCACAACCTGCCGTAGCTGCTGTAGAACAAATGTTAGCACAAAGAGGGTTAGAAGCTTCTACAGTAGGTAGAGATAATTTAATAAATGCTATAATACAATCTTCAGTTCCGATTGCCCAAGCTAATGCTCAAGCTATCCAACAATCAGTAGCACAAGAAAAAACTTTAATAAGTCAAGAAGCTTTAGCTAATGCTCAGTTTCAACAACAAACAGCATTACAAAATGCTAATAATGTTTTTAAATTAGACTTAGCACAATTTACTGCTGACCAACAAACTGCTTTAGCTAATAGTAAATTTTTACAAACTGTTTCATTACAAGATGCTACAGCAGAGCAACAAGGAATTATTCAAAACGCTGTATTAATGTCTCAAGCAAATATTGTAGAGGCTGATGCAAATACAAAGTTAGCTATACAAAATGCAAAATCTTTTTTATCAGTAGATTTAGCTAATTTAAATGCAGAGCAACAAGTAAATATATTAAGAGCTCAACAAGACCAACAAAGAATGTTAACTAATCAAGCTGCACAAAATGCTGCTGCACAGTTTAATGCTACCAGTACAAATCAAACAGAGCAATTTATGGCTAACTTATCTGCACAAATGAATCAATTTAATGCAGCTCAACAAAATGCTACTTCTGAATTTAATGCTACTCAAGCTAATGCTGCTGCAGCTAGAGATGCTGGTAGGACTGCAGAAGTAAATAGATTAAACGCACAACTAGCTACCCAAATTGACCAGTTTAATGCTAATCAAGATTTTGCTAGAAATCAATGGAATGCACAGAATGCTGCTGCTGTTGAGGCTAGTAACATTCAGTGGCGAAGACAAACTAATACTGCAAATACTGCAGCACAGAATGCAGTTAATTTACAGAATGCACAAAATGCTTTTAATCTTAGTAGTCAGGCACAGGCTTTTCTTTGGCAAGAGCTTAGAGACCAAGCTGACTTTGATTTTAGATTTGCAGAAAACGAAAAAGCAAGAATAGGTGCTTTACTAAATACAGCATTAGCTGCTGACCCTGCTAGTTATAAAGATACTACAGGTTTGGAAACTTTAGTAAGAGCATTAGCAGATGATGTATCATAGGAGAATATTATGGGATTACTAGATAAAATAAATCCAATAAAAATTGGTAAAAAAGTAGTTGGTGCTGTTAAAAAACAGATTAGTAAAGTTGCCAAAGGAGTTAAAAAAGCTGTTAATGTAGTTAAAAAAATTCAAAAGAAAACTTTTAAAGGAGTTAAAGAGCTAACTAGAAACAAGTATGTACGGCTAGGTTTAATGATAACAGCAGCCGTCATGTTACCCGGAGCTATTGCTGCTTTACCTGCTTTATCAGGATTAGGAGTAACTGCTGCTGCCGTGGCTACTGGTGCAATCAGTGGTGCAGTAATGGGAGCAGGTGGAGTTGTTATGGCTGGTGGTAGCTTTAAAGATGCTTTAAAAGCTGGAGCATTCGGTGCTGCAACTGGAGCTGCCTTTGCTGGAATCGGTTCAAAAATTAAACAAGCTCAAGCTGCAAAAGTTGGAGGAGAAAGTCTTGATTTGACTCAAGGTAAATTAGATGCTATGGGAGCAGATGGTACTTTAGATGCTTCAGCTTATGGTGATAATTTTGCTGAAAACTTAGCTGACTACCAAGAAATGAGAAAAATAACAGGAACAGGTCAAATAAGTACAGACGTAACTTCACCAGCAGATGTTTCTGCAGCTATAGCAGATTCTGGATTACCAGCAAAACCTGTAGGAAATTTAACAGATATGAGTCCTGTTACCACACCAGATACTATATTTGTAGATGAGGTAGGTGCTGCATTTGCTAAAACTGCTGATGGATTAAAACCTATATCGAGTTTAAATAATTATATTTTACCTGAATTAAATATAAACACTTCTGGTATTACTGACTTTACAGCAGATATAGGTAATCTACAACCTAAGTTTGATTTAGCTACTGGAGTTAGTCAAAGCAGTTTAGATTCTACTCTTGCTTCATTTAGACCAGAAGGATTAGGAATGCCTGACCCTCTTTCTTTAGGAGACCCAACTGCAGGTTTACAACAAAACTTAGCAAATGTTTCTCCGGGTTTTAAACCTGATACATCTATACTTAGAGACCAGTTAGCTGTAGATTTTTCAAATCCTGATGTAGGTCTTAGAAATGTAGCAATAACTAAACCTATGTCTTATGGAGAAAAACTTGCTAAAGGTATTAAAGACTCTTTCAGTGCTGAAAAAGTAGTTGATGGTGTAATGGATTTTGGTACTAGCATTGCAGGTTCAGTAGCAATGGGTGCAATTCAAGGAGATGCACCTTTACAGTCCGGAGTGCCGTCACAGACTCTATCAGGTGTTGGTGCTGGAATGGCTTATCAACCTTTCCAAGCTGCTTTAGTAGCAGCAGATATAAACCCACTTGCTGCTTATGAAAATTTAACTTATGGTTCAGGAGATATAAATGCAGCCGGTGGAGAATTATTTAGACAACAAATATTACCAATACAGGTGGGATAATGGCAGAACAAAAAATTAATCCTTTAAATAGAAAATTTGTAAAAAGAAATTTATCAGATGCAATAGTACAAAGTGTATCAGATGTTGCTGAAGCAGATATTGATATATCAGAATTAGTAGATGCAATAGATAATGAACCTACTAAACTAATAGCTGATGGTCAAACATCTGAACCAGCTTTAAATCAATTAGCAAATGATACTGTAAAAGGTGTAGCAATTCCCGGACAATCATTAGTTAATGACCCTAAAAACCCTTATCCTTGGGAAAAACCTGCAAAGTTTGCTAACCCTAGAGATGCTCTAACTTCTATCACTGCAGATATTTTAAGCCCTGAATCAATGAAAGGTATTATAAAATCTTTAGCAGATGGAGTTGCAGTAACTGATATTACTAATACAATCTTATATACAAAGTTTGTTAATGGCGAAATAAATCCTGACACTATGTTGTTATTAGCAGAACCTATTATGTATACGGTAATGTCAATAGGTTCTGAAGCCGGTATAGAATATAATATTGAACCTAATGATATTGGTGAATCTGATGAAGTTGAAGTAAATGAACGAGTAGCACAGTTTAGAAAAGCTGCTGAAGATATTAGAAGTAAAAAACAAATTACTGAAGATAATAAAGATACAGCAGTTGCTAGAGCAGAAGAAGTAGTAGGAAAAAATTTACTAGATAAAATAAAAGATAAAGGTCCAGAGATGAGAAGCTTACTAACTAAACAAGAAGAGGTAGTATAAAATGTCAGAAGATTCAAGAAAAAAATTATTTATTGGTGGTCAAGGTATGCAACAAGACTTTGATGTATTTAATAGTTTGTTAGCAAGAGGTAGAGGTCAGAATGTAAGAGACAGAAACAAAGCATTATTTTTAACAGGTTTGACTGCTATTTTTCAAGGTAAGCAAAGAAAACTACAACAGAAATTATTAGATAACCTTGCCAACTTAGATGAAACTTTTCAAAGTGAGCAAGAATCTAGAAGAACTATTTATAATAAAGAAAATGAAAACAGAAATTTTTATGATAAATATAAAGCAAACCCAAGTACAGGTATACGAGACTATGCTAAATTTCTTTACAATAATGACGAAGCTATTTCTCAAGCAGGAGTGCAGTTTGCTAATAAAGCTTTTTACAAAGGCGATACTCAAAGATTAGTAGATGAATTATGGCAAAATACGCTAGGAAAAGCTGAAAGAGATTTAGAACAAATGGGTACAAATCCTTTAATAACTTCAAGAACTTTTCAAGAGTATGATAAAGCTTATTATGATACTTATAAAGCTGAAAAAAGACGATTTAAAGATGACCCAACTCAATCGAGTTTGTTAAAATCTGTTGCAAATAAAATATTTCCTTCTTGGTTTGATGATAGAAAAGCTGATTTACAATTAGCTGTTGAAGAGGGTAATACAGCAATAGATACTCAAGAAGAAAATGAAAAGTTTGGAAGTCTAGCTGCTGCAGATTATTTAGCTGCTCAACCAAAATTTGATAAAAAACAAGCTATAGTAGAAGTTACTAATAGATATAAAGATATTTTATCTATGGATGAATACCGTGTTTTAAATGCACGAATTAATGACAAACCAGAAAATCAATCTATTACTGAAGATGAACTTGTAAGTATGGTTGTATCAACTAGGATACTAAATCCTAATAATGAAAGTAAATTAGCAAAAGAAATTAAAGATGCTAAATTATTTTATGAAGGAAAATATTTATCTGATAATAAAATAAACACATTACCTACAGTAGGAACTCCAGAATATAATGCTTTTATTGAAGGTCGAAATGATTATGTTAATGAAACTGTATATAATACAGACCCTGATACAATTAAAAAAGCTAAAAAACTTATGCGTGTTATAAGTGATGCAAGTATAAATGAAGACATTCGAGAAATTGCTCAAATACAATTAAATCAATTAGGTATGTCATCTGTTGAGGAAGCATTAATTGTAGACCAAATAAATTATTTTATAGACGTAGATAATGCAGAATTAATAAAACAAGATATAGATAATGAAGAAGCTAATGCTATAAATGATAAAAGAAATCCTAATTATACAAACAAACCTACATACTTACAGTATTTAATTCAAGAAGGTAAAACTTTACTAGGTGGTTTAAATCTAAAATAAGTTAATTCTTAACTTAACAAAATAATGGCAGATAAAAAAGATAACGATAATTCTACCTTAAATAAAATTTTTGGTTTTTCTAAAGATATAGCTGAAGAATATTCAAAAAGATATAATCCTATTAGGAAAATGTATAACCTTCCCGGTAGGTCAAAAGAACTTAATGAAGAGTATGATGAAGAATATCGAAGAACTATCACAGCTATAGGACCTGAATTAGTTCAAGGTGTAGTAGACTTATATCGTTTTTTTGATGAGCCAACTGAAGAAGAGCAGCTTAAAACTGCTAAAATTTTACAAGATTTTTACACTGCAACAATTTTAGATAAAGACGATACTGACATAGTTAAAGATGAGGGAGGTAGATTTATTACAAAAGTTAAACAACCTTCGACATTTGGTGGTCAATTTGTCAGACAAATGGGAGAACTAGGTGCTGCTATTGTAGGAGCAAGAAAATTTACTGCACCTATTGGAGCTGCTGGAAAATTTTTAGCACCTGCCACTGTTGTGGACAAAGGTAAAAAAGCAGTCGATACTATTACGTTTGGTAAAAAAGGATTAAAAACATTTGGAGCAGCAACTTTACAAACAGAGGCAGCACTTCAAGTTGCTTTAAATCCTTATGAAGAAAGACTTGCGGATGTATTAGGAGGATTTATATCAGACGATAACGAGGGTTTTTTTAGACTTATTGAAGAGTATCTTCTTGACCCTCTTAAAGCAGACAAGGATAAAAGTGAATTAAAAAACAGAATTTCTTTATTAGGAGAAGGTTTAATTACATCTGGAGCATTAGGACTTGGTTTTGCATCTTTAGGTTATGCAGGTAAAAACTGGTTACTTCCTGTTTTAAAAAGTGTTAAAGAAAAAGGTTCTGATACTATAGAATCATTTATGAATAAATTAAAAAATTATTCAGATGATTATGACTCTTTAAAATTTGCACGAGAAGAAAGTTTTAAAAAAAGAAAAATTACCTCTGCTAATAAAAGAGCTGAAGAGGGTAAAGGAGGACAAAAAGATGAAGACTTAGGAGACCTAGGAGGATTTAATGAAACATTTTTAGGTCTTAATAAGTTTTCTTTTAACCCTGCAATTAGAGGATTTTCAAATTTTTTAGCTAATACTTTTACATCAAGAGGAAGTATGACTAAAAAAATGTTTCAGACTAAATTAAAATATACTGGTGTTCAAGCTAAATTTGATAAGACTATAGAAAACACTATGCTCAACTTAGATTCAGCATTGCAAAAAGTTTTTAAAAGCACAGATTTAACAGATGAAAAACTTTTTGATGACCTTAATTTATTACTATTTAGTGATTATAGAGTTCCGGGTATTATTACGAGTAGAGGAACTAAAGCTCCTATAACACAACGAGCAGAGTTTTTAAGAAAGCTTAATCAATTTCCGGAAGAAGTTAGAGAACCTATTTTAAATGCCAGAAAATTACAAGATGATTTAAGTAAACTTTTACTTGACTCTCCATACATTAGTAAAACTGATAAAAAGAAAATTACAGACCAGTTAGGTTTTTATGCAAGGCGAAGCTATAAAGCATTTGAAGACCCAAACTATAAACCTACTGCAAAACAATTAGAAGCAGTTAGGACTTTTTTAAGAGAAAAAATTATTTCTAAAAATCCTAAAGCTGATGATAAAACTATTGAAGAGCAAGTTAAAAGTGCAATAGATTTAATTACAAAAAAAGAAGGAGAGTATGTAAATTTAATAAAACAAGAAGGTAAGTTAGCAAATCTTAACAAAAATATTTTAGAAAAGCAACGTAAAGTACCAAAAGAAATTAGAGAATTTTATGGGGAAGTAACTAATCCTGTTGAACGTTTAACTATTTCTATGAATAAACTTTCTAGATTTATAACAGATTTAGATTTTTACGATACATTATTTAAAAATGGTGATGGTATTTATTTTTTTGATAAAGCTAATAGACCTACAAGAAAAGGACAGTTAGTAAAAATACCTTCTTCAGGAGATAATAAGTTTAAAAGTAAAAAAGCTAAAGAAGATGCAAGTATTATAGAACCTTTTGGAGATTTATCTGGAAAATATACAACTCCTAATTTAGCAAGATTTTTTACAGAGAGAGCAAAATATAATACTCCTTATGGATTTGAAGAAACTGCAGATAATATATTTGCAAACACTGCACAATACTTATATAAAAACTGGATGTATTTTAAAGGTTTTTCACAAAGAATGAAAACTGTTTGGAATCAAGGAACTCATTTACAAAACGTGGCAGGTGGTGCACATGCTACAATGGCACAAGGAGTTTTCCCGACTAATAAAGAGTTTACAAAAGCTTGGGGTGCTGTCCGTAGTGATTTTTTAAAAAAAACTGATAAAGAACAACAAGCTTATGTTGAAAAATTAACAGGCTTAAATATTATAAATAAAGGTCCTGTCGCTAGAGAAATTAAAGGATTAATGAGAGACTATGAAGATATAAAAAATCCTCTTGATTTTAGCGGTGGAAAATTAAAAACAAGGAACACTTTATTATCTAATATAAAAGAAAAAGCTACTAAGTTTTCTGATGATTTAACAGACATATATATTGCCGAAGATGATTTTTTTAAAATTTTAATGTATGAAGTTGAATTAAAAAATCTTAAAAAATTTAATGATGCATTGCCTGATGATTACGATGGTTTCTTTAAATTTAAAAATACTGAAGCTATAGAAAAAGAAGCAGCAAATAAAGTTCTTAAAAGTTTACCTAATTATGATATTATTCCTCCTAATTTTTTAAGTTTACGAAGAGCACCTATCGGTAATTTCTTTTCATTTTTAGCAGAGTCTACTCGTATAGCTGTTCAAGGTCCTATTCATGCCATGGATGAAATTACTTTAGGAAATAAATTAATAAAAGATGGCTTGACAGATGCAGGTAAACTAATGCGAAACAGAGGTATTAAAAGAATAGCTGCACAGACAGCGATAGGAGCTCCCGGAGAATTAGTTAAGATGGTAGGTAATACTGCTGTTAAATATGGAGCTCCAGTAGGTGTAGGTGTATTAGGATACCAAGCATTTAATAGATATGTTACTGGTATAGATGAGCAGCAAGAAAGAGATTTAAAATTATTTGCAGCAGATTTTTTACAAAATGATAATTTAGTATTTACTAGGCATCCTGAAACTGGTAAACTTTTAATGATAAATACCAGTAGATATGATTTTTATGATTATCCTAATAAACTAATTACTTTTGTGCCTAAGTATATAGACGAAATAAATTTACCTGAAGGTGATGCAAATGAGTTTGCTTTTAGAGCCGTTGAAGATTCATTACTTCCTTTCTTTGGTGAAGCAATGTTTACGGATGTAATGACTGATTATTGGCTACAAGGAGGTAGAGATAATAATGGTAGACTTTTAAAAAGTAGATTTTTGAATCCCGGTCAAGAATTTGACCCAGAAAAAGGCACAATACATAAAGACAACTTAATGATATTAGTAGAAAAATTAGCAGTAACTTTATCTCCCGGAGCTTTTGTTTCAGCAGCAAGGTATCTTGAAAATTATGGAAAAGATGAAACTAAATTTAATCAAGAAGTTTTTGAGGGTTTAGAGTTCTTAAAACTTGTATCAGGTATTGGTGCAACTTCTATGGAAGACGAATATTTAGAATCTGTTTTTGAATACAAAACTAATGAGTTTTTAGGAAGGAAAAGATATTTAGAAAGACAGATTAGAAGATTTGCAACTGAAGCAGATACTCCAGATGAATTGATAGAAAACATTAAAGCAGTACATACTGACTATCATAAAGCTGTAACTAAGTATTATAGATTGGTACAAGCTTCAAAACGTTTAGATATAAATTTTAAATCTAAAATGGATGACCAAAATGTACCAGAATTAATACGTAAAAGTTTAGGTGGTGGACCAGCAGAGTACTCTTCAAATTTTTTCCCTTTAGATTTTGATACGGATACTTTTGAAGAAATAGTAAAAACTAATAAAGACATTTCTAGATTTTATCCTAATATACGAGCTGAAGTTAAAAGTTTAAAACGTAGTTATTATGAAATGCCTCTATTTGATTACGATAATACTCAAGAAGGTAAAGAAAGAGTTTCTAAATCTACTGGAGGATTGATAACAGGAACAGAAGATGTACCTTACACTAAAGAAAATCCAGCCGATAGAGTAAATCCTTACACTGGCGAACCTTATTCTGGTTTAGTAGTTGAAGACTTTCCATTATTAAATAGAATGCCAATGAATGAAGGTGGTTTAACTGACGAAGAAAAAGATAGATTAGATGCTGAAGTGGAAAGAATGGGAGGTGTTAGAAGCGGGTCATTACAATCTAATGCACCAGTTATTGAGTTATTAGTAGGCGGTAATACTGCTAAAATAATTGCAGGTATCGGTAAAGATGGATACAAGTTAGTAGATAATTTACTTAAAAATTCTAAAAGAGTTCCAAAACCTCTTAGATATTATCACGGTAGTACTTTAAAATTAAAAGAAGTAACACCTATGGCAGATAGAGTTGACCCTAAACTTCAAAACATGTTTCAAGCAGCTAGTTATTTAGGTAAGCCAACTGAAAAAGGTTTAGACATCTCTAACTATTATGCAAGAGGTGGAGGTTTTGTAAATATTATAGATGAAAAAGTATTTAACGAGGTTGTAAAAAACTTATACAATCCTAGAAATATATCAGATGATGTTTTAAAAAATATTAATAAAGAGATAACCACTAGAAAAAATCTTATTGACTTCGCAAAGCGAACTAACACTCGAAAGAACCTTGGAAAGTTTAGAAAAGAATTAGTAGATTTAGAAAACTTAGTAAAACCATACGGCTCTGGCTATATAAGTAAAGTATCGCCTGTACAAAGAAAAGTTTTAAAAAGAGAGGGCTTTGATGGCATTGATATAAGTGATGATGTTATCGCAGTATTTGATAAGCTACCAGTAAGACGTGCTGCCAGAGGTAGTCTGACTGATAAACTACTTAAAAGAAGACAGTTAAAAGAATTAGAAAAAGCACAATTAAAAAAAGTAACTAATAATAATGTATAAATACTTTACAGAAGATGAACTTAAATGCAAACACACTGGTCTATGTGATATGGACTGGGCATTTATGCAGACAGTTGAAAGGATTAGAGAACGTTGTGGTTTCCCTTTCAAAGTAAGCAGTGCTTATCGTTCTCCAGAACACCCCATAGAAGCTAAAAAGAGCTCTCCCGGAGCTCATTCTTCTGGTAAGGCTATGGATATACTAGTCAACGGAGAACAAGCCATGACACTCGTTAAAATAGCTCTGGAAGAGGGTATTAGTAGGATAGGAGTTGCACAAAAAGGAGACCATGCTTCAAGATTTATTCATATAGATATGGATAACTCACGAGCCACTCCTCGTATTTGGAGCTACTAATGTTGATATTATACAGAGAAAGAGATTTAGACGAAGCATATAGAATAGATTGTAAAGCTAGAACCAAAGGTGACGAGCCTTGGATAAGGCGAGAAGACTTTAGAAACATCTATGAAGCTTTACTAGATACATACTTTACAAATTCTGTAGAAAAAAAACTAGAGAGAAAAGAACAAGACGTTGCTGAATATGTTATTGAGCAAGTTAATAAAGCTCTAGAAAGAACTATAGACTTTGACCCTGAAATAAAATAATATGGACTTAGAACAATACTATGTCGAGGCTATCGGCTTTATAATAACTTTGCTAACTGGTCTAGCTGTGAAAGACTGGTCTATGTCTTTTGTAAAAGGTGCTTCCTTTAGACTTAGCAACTCTTTTAAAGAAGGAGACAAAGTTATTCTCGATGGACAAGTGGCAATGATAATTAAAATAGGGTTTACCCAGACTGTATTCGGGGTATACTCAGATGATGGATATACATGGAGGTATATTCCCAATCAAAAAATAGATTCTATAAAACTTGAAAAAGTTGTAGACCAAGATTTACATGCTGACTCAGCTATGGAGAAAGCAGAAAAACTTAGAAAAATATTGGAGGCAAAAGATGTTTGAAACATTAATAAAACCAGTGAGTAATTTAGTTGGTAAGCTAGTAAAAGATAAAGACTTACAAGCCCAACTTGACCACGAACTAAAAACACTATTTCATCAGGCTAATCTAGCACAGGTAGAAATAAATAAACTTGAAGCTAAAGGTAATTGGTTTCAATCTTCATGGCGACCACTAACAGGTTATGTTTGTGTTGCCGGATTAGCTATTAACTTTTTAATCTCACCAATAGCAAAAGGTTTTGGTATAGATATACCACAAGCTGATGCTAGTGTAATGATGCCACTTCTAACCGGCATGTTAGGAATTGCAGGAATGAGAAGTTATGACAAACTAAAACAAACAGATTCAAAATAATTTTAACCAATGCTTATGGAGGTAAAAAAAGCTAGTGAAAAATGGCAATGGCGAGGATTTCTGTGTCCTCTGTATCCTGTTCTGGATAACAATGACAGTAATGTATGCTTCAATTACAGCACTATAAGAACTACTTTATAAAATCTAGTTCACTCTGAAAATAATTATGTAAGGTGGAAAATTTCTTTTTCCCTGCCTGTAGGATAGTCTTAACTATCTCATTCTCGTCTCTAGTTTTAAATACCTTATCCACTTCTTCTACCGGTAGCATACTTAACTCCGTAACAATATCGTTGTTAGCAGTAAGCACTACTTTAAAACTTATTATATTAGCTTCTTTCTTCTTCGCCATTATTCTCCTCCATGGATGCGAAAGTTATCTGGTCTTGTCTTCCTCTTAATCCTGCCTTCATGTATGAAGTAGCACGACCCTCAAAAAAGTTTTGATGTTCAACTCCCATAACTTCATCTAACCAACCTAACGGATTCTCCCTCTGGTCAAAGTTTGTTTTGAGTCCTAGTTGTAGCAGTCTTCTATCTGCTATATATCTATTATAGGCATACATATCTTTCTTAGTTAATCCTTGTATGTCTCCCATATCAAACACTAAGTCTAAGAATTTATCTTCAAGTTCTACCATGTGTCTACATATATCGTATAATTCTTTTTTAAACTTGTCAGTCCATATTTCTATGTTCTCTTGAATAAACTCTCTAAAAAGTTTTGTCATGGCTTCAACATGCATTGACTCATCTCTAATAGAATAGGTAACTATCTGACCCATACCTTTCATTCTACCGAACCTTGGAAAGTTTAACAAGATTGCAAAGCTACTGAAAAGTTGTAGTCCTTCAGTAAAAGCTGAGTACACTGCTAAAGTTTTTGCAATACTTTCTTTATCTCTTTTAGTTGTTTTCAAATTACTAATGTACTCGTGTTTGTTAGACATCTCTTCGTATTCGGAAAAAGCTTTGTACTCTATCTCAGGCATACCGACAGTATCTAACAATAAACTATAAGCATGTTGGTGTATAGACTCCATGTTAGCAAATGACCCCATCATCATTCTTGCTTCTGGTTTTTTAAATATTCTCATGTATCTATCTATATAACCAGAACCAACATCTACATCGGACTGTGTAAACAACCTGAATATTTGTGTTAATAAGTTCTTTTCAGTATTAGATAACTCTTGCCAATCTTTAACATCTGTATGTAAAGGTACAGACTCTGGCATCCAATGCATTTGATTTTGTAATACATAGTAATCAAACATCCATGGGTTATCAAATGGTTTGTAGTAATCTCTTGTTCCTAATAAGCTCATTAAAAATCCTCCTGTAATATTTCTAATTTTTCTGAAGCACTCGAATATTTTTTTATAAGTTTATCCATAGACTCGACAACATTAGGGTGGTCTGCTACGGCTACTTTGTGTTCAAAAAATACTTCAAGGTTAGCTTTAGCTTCTGCTTTTTCTGCTTTGTATTTTGTTTCTAGAGCTTTATACAATAGTGCTCCTGAATATTTAGTCATAATAATTTTCTCCTCTAGGTAAATAAACTACAACAAAAGCTCTACAATTAGGACAGCTTAAATTTGTTTCCATTGTAAACTCTTCGTTTTCTTCTTCAATATCGTGGTCTCCACCCCAAATTAATTCTGTATTACAGTGCCAACATTTCATAATAATTACCTCCTTATGGTTTAAGAAATTCTGGTTTGTCAAAAAAGATTAGCATTGTAATGAAAGGTAACAATCCTATACCAATTACAAAAATAGAAGGTATTATTACTGCCCAGAGTAAAGGTTTTTCTGCCATGAAGTCTAAGTCTTTATTATTCATACCTTTCTTTTTATCCTCTTCAGTATACTCTGGATAAGATAAAGAGTCTTCAAATCTTTTAACATGTTTTGGTTTCATAAAGTATTAATGTAAGCTTGTAAATTTTTCATATCTTCAGAAGATAAGTTAGCAGCTTGACCCCACATAAGAGCAGACTGTGCACCTCTAGTTTCTCCGTTTTTATATTGCATTAACATTTTTACAATAGACGTACTGCCAGATAGTTTTGGTCCAATACCTCCTTCTCCTTTCATGCCGTGACACATATTACAGTTAACATATATCTTAGCACCTTTATCAGCAGGTGTTTCTGTTTGCATTGCAACTCTTTTTGCTTCTAGTTGTTCTGTAAATGTACCATACTTTACAGTATATTCTTTGTAACATTCACCTCCACAACCATGTACGTCTCCGTACCCAGACACTTCTGCATTTATGATAGTTGTATAGAGTATTCCACCAATACCTAGTATACTAACTATTAACATTGCTATACTGTGTTTCATATTATCCCTCACAAGCTATACATTCCACATCATCTAGTTTTATTCGTGGAACTTTTATATTAACATTCTCTGCTGCTCTAGCTGCATCAGACCTAAAATAATAAAGTGATTTTAAATTATGCATACCGTACCAGTGAACATCATTTACATATTGCATATATGTATCGTGAGCATCTTGTTCTTCAGTGGCTTTCGGTAACACAAAAAATAAATTTATTGACTGACTCTGACAAAGAAACTCTTGTCTTTTATGGGCATGTTCAATAATCCATATTTGATTTATCTCATTTGCAGTTTTAAATAATTCTTTTTCAGTGTCGTCTAACATAGACAAATGTTGTATTGAACCGTTTTTACCGGCAATGTCTTTCCAAACGTTGTCAAGTTCTTCTCCTTTCAATCCTTTACTTCTTAAAACTTTTTCTAAGTATTTATTTTTTACTTGATAAGAACCTGATAAAGTTTTATGAGTAAAGACGTTTGCTCGATAAGGTTCTACTGAGGGAGACGTACCAGCACATATAATACTACTACTAGCGTTAGGAGCAACGGCAAGGAGATTAGCATTACGCATC